AAAAGAAGCATCACATTCTGATGATGATGAAGAAGATGAAGATGAGGACAAAGAAGAGTCCAAAAAAGAATCTTACGACATGTCAGATGATGTTGCAGCTCTTGTCGAAGGTGAAGACCTTTCAGAAGAATTTCAAAATAAAGCAAAAGTAGTTTTTGAAGCTGCTGTATCTGCAAAAGTTAGTGAAATCAAAGAAGAACTTGAATCTCAAAAGAGAGAAGAGGTCGTTGAAGCATCTAACGAAATCAAAGAAGAATTAGTCAATAGAGTTGATTCTTTCTTAGGTTATGTTGCAGAAGAGTGGGTTAAAGAAAACGAACTTGCAATCGAAAGAGGACTTAAGTCTGAGTTAACCGAAAACTTTATACAAGGACTTAAAGGACTGTTTGAAGACCATTATGTGGAAGTTCCAGATGACAAATTAGATGTTGTCGATGAACTTGCAAGTAAAATCGAAGAAGTTGAAGCTAAACTAAATGAAGAAGTTTCAAAAAATATCGATTTATCTCAAGAAAGAGATGAACTTGTCAGAGCACAAGTGGTATCAGAAGTTTCAAGTGACTTAACTTCAAGTGAAGTCGAGAAACTTACAAAGTTGATTGAAGATTTAGACCAAGATGAAGATTTTGCTCAGAATGTTCAAACAATCAAAGAATCTTACTTTAGTGACTCTAAAGAGAAATTACAGTTAGATGAAGAAGTGGTTAGTGATAGCGATGAAAATACTTCGACTGAGGATAAAATCCTTGACCCAAGTATGGCTGCATATTCTGCCGCATTAGGAAAAATTGACCCTAACAAATATAGATAAGGTCGATTTTAAATATTAACACTTTTAAATTAAAAGGGGAAACATAAAATGTTTATGTCAGAAACTTTACAAGAGAAGTGGCAGCCAGTATTGAGTCATCCAGATTTACCAGAAATCAGTGACCCTTACAAAAAAGCTGTAACTTCTGTGGTTCTAGAGAACCAAGAAAGAGCTTTTAATGAAGAAAATGGAGTATCAAACCTTACTGAGGCATCACCAGTTAACGCTGCTGTTGGTTCTGATGGTTCTGGGATTGCAAATTGGAATCCTATACTTATTTCTTTAGTTAGAAGGTCTCTTCCAAACTTAATTGCATACGACATCTGTGGTGTGCAACCAATGACTGGCCCTACAGGATTAGTATTCTGTATGAAGGCTCGTTATAACGATAACACTTCAAGGTTAGCAATGACCGAGGCGTTATTCGATGAAGCTGATACAGATTTCTCTGGTGCGGGAACACAAGCAGGTACAGACCCATTTGGGGATGCAGCTACTTATGCAACTGGTACTGGTATGACTACAGCTGCAGGTGAAGCATTAGGTGATGTTGAAGCATCAAATCCTTTTGCATCAATGGCTTTCACAATTGAGAAAGCAACTGTAACTGCAAAGTCAAGAGCTCTTAAAGCTGAATACACAATTGAACTTGCACAAGACCTTAAAGCAATTCATGGTCTTGATGCTGAAACAGAACTTGCAAACATTCTTTCTGCTGAAATCTTAGCTGAAATCAACAGAGAAGTTGTAAGAACTGTTAACATCCAAGCAAAAGCTGGTGCTCAAACTGGTGTTGCTAATGCTGGTAGATTCGACTTAGATGTTGATTCATCTGGTAGATGGTCAGTTGAGAAGTTCAAAGGTATGCTCTTCCAAATCGAAAGAGATGCTAATGTAATCGCAAGAGAGTCAAGAAGAGGAAAAGGTAACTTTATCCTTTGCTCATCTGATGTTGCTTCTGCATTGTCAATGGCAGGAATGCTTGACTATGCTCCAGCTCTTAACACTGAATTAAATGTTGATGATGCTGGTAACACATTCGTAGGTGTTCTAAATGGTAAATATAAAGTTTATATTGACCCATATTACACTCTTGACCCAGTTAGTGGTCATAGTAACGAAGGTTACATGACTGTAGGTTACAGAGGTTCAAACCCTTATGATGCTGGTGTATTCTATTGCCCGTATGTTCCATTGCAAATGGTTCGTGCAGTTGGTGAGAATACTTTCCAACCAAAAATTGGTTTCAAAACTAGATATGGAATGATTTCAAATCCATTCGTAGGTTCGACTCCAAGTGATGGTCTTGCATCTGCTGGTTCTAACTTCTACTACAGAAAAGTTGAAGTAGAAAATATTCTATAAGACTTAAGTCAGTTAGACTAATTAAAGAGAGACTTCGGTCTCTCTTTTTTTATGCACTATATAATTATAGGGAAGTCAAAAGGACAACCCATACACACACATACAGAGGACAATATTATGTCAAAAGATAATAAATCAGGCTATGAAATAAGAGCAGACTTACTAAATCAAGCAGAAGGTATTCTTCATGCAAACTTTCAAAGAGAAGTCGATGCTATCTATGCACACAACGATGCATTTCCAAATGATAAAAAACCTTTACCATTAAGAGAAATTACTGGTGAAGAAATCATTGCAACTGCAAGACAACTCAATGAATTTGTAACTGAGAAGTAATCTTTTGGGGTCGTAAGACCCCATTTGCATAAATACTACTATGACTACAAGACAAATATCAACTGCAACATGGGCTGGAAACTTACCAGACAATCTATCCTATCTTGCACCAACTCAATTCGAACTACTAGTTAAAAAACTACCTCATACGAAGTATTTTGCAACTGGTGTCAATGTACCATCTGTAAGTGTTGCAGAGATACAACAACCTACTAATTTAGGTTTAAATGTTAAAGTACCTGGCGATAAAATTAATCTTGGTGAAATAACTGTTACTTTTATTGTTGATGAGAACATGGAAAATTGGACTGAGTTATATACATGGATGTCACAACTTACTAGTTCTACAGACCCAGAAAAGTTTAGAAGTCTCGTAGGTGCAAATAGAAGAGCAGATTTACCATATGATGGTTCTGGTGATTATGATGCATTATACTCAGACATGACAATTGTAATCACAACAGCTGCAAATAACCCTAACAGATATGTTAGAATACAAGGTGCATTCCCTTCATCATTAGGTGAAATTACAATGGATACTACTGTTGCTGGTGGATTATCCTATGTAACATGTACTGCATCATTCCAATTCACTGCATTTGAAATAGCATCCACCTCTTAATTAGGTGGACAAATACCACTTTTGTGGTATAATTATAGTATGACATTAGAACAAATTCAATCTATGTGGAAAGAAGATTCTGTAATCGACCCAATCGATTTAGATAAGGCATCATTACAAACACCAACTCTACATGCAAAATACCTAGAACTCCTAAACGAAAAGAGACTATCTCTTAAATCGTATGAGGTGAAGTATAATCAACTTTTAAAGACCAAGTGGATGTGGTATACTGATAAGTTATCTAAAGAGGAAATAGATGACTTAGGGTGGTCTTATGACCCATTTGAAGGGTATAACAAACCCATGAGGTCTGATTACAGTTATTATTTTAATGCAGATAAAGACCTATCTGATTTAAAACTAAAAGTTGAGTATCTTACAGAGTGTGTAGACACTTTGAAAGACATACTAAATATTATCACATGGAGACATCAATCAATAAAGAATGCAATCGATTGGTTGAAATTCACTAACCCAGCAGGGTAATATATTATGCCATCATTCATACAAGAACATTGTATTACACTTTCAAGAATAATACCACCAAGTATATGTGAAGAAATTATAGAACTAGGAAAAGAAACATGGACTGATTTTGGTCAGATTGGTGGTGGTAAAGATGGTGTGAAAGAGTTTAGTACTCGTAAATCTGGTGTTGCATGGTTAGAACGAGATGCAACATTATCAGATGGACTAACAGTATTCGACCACATAACTCCACATGTAAGAAGAGTAAATGAAGACTGGTTTAAGTTTGATTTAGACTTTCATGAAAACTATCAATTCACAACATACAAAGCACCAGATGAAAAATACTCATGGCATTGTGATGGACATTTTGAACCTTATACAGAAGAAGATTGTAAGAATGACCCACATATAGAAGAAAGAGTTGGTGGATATAGAAAGTTATCATACAGTGTAAATCTTACACATCCAGACAACTATGAGGGTGGTCACTTTGAATGGACAGACCCTTATGGTCTCAATCCAATGCAAATGAACAAAGATAATATCGTTTATAGAAATCAACAGAATGCAAGGGAACAGGGAAGTATAATCATATTTCCATCCTTTGTATATCATCAAGTAACACCAGTCACCAGAGGAATGAGACATTCATTAGTAGGATGGATAGCAGGCCCAACATTCAGATAACCAAAATCGATAATACTCATATAAAGATAGATGCAGAAGAATCTATCAAAAGAGAGTTGTCAGATTATTTTACTTTCCCAGTGCCAGGCGCAAAGTTCATGCCTTCTGTACGAAACAAATATTGGGATGGTAATATCAGATTGTTTGCACAAACTACAGGTAAGTTGTATCTTGGACTGTATTATGCATTAGAACAATTTGCAAAAGATAGAGAGTACAAGGTTGAAGGTTATCAATGGGAGACTGATTTAGAGACTCCAGACTTTACCGATAACTTAAATATGGGATTTCCATTAAGAGATTATCAAGTTGAAGCAATATCAAGAGGTATTAAATATAGAAGACAATTGTTAGTATCACCAACTGCAAGTGGTAAATCTGCAATCATATATTGTATTGCAAGACATTTTATATCCATGCACAAAAAGAAAGTATTGGTTATTGTACCTACAACATCACTAGTAGAACAAATGTCTAAAGACTTTGCAGATTATGGATATGATAAACCTATTGATAAGATGTATGGTGGTGCAAAGGTAGGAGATACCGATATAGTTGTAACCACATGGCAAACATTATCCAGAATGCCGAAATCATTCTTCGATGGTTTTGGTGCAGTGTTTGGTGATGAAGCACATTTATTTAAAGCAAAAGTACTTACAGGTATTTTAGAGAAGATGAAAGACATAGGTCATAGATGGGGAATGACTGGTACATTAGATGATACTCAAACCCATAAACTTGTATTGGAAGGATTGTTTGGCCCTACTCATTATGTAACAACTAGTGCCGACCTTATGGATGAAGGTGTTCTTGCAGAACTAGATATACAATGTTTAGTACTTAAATATCCACCAGAGGTATCTAAAGAAGTTGTATCTATGGACTATCCTAGAGAAATGGAGTTCCTTGCTGGTAATGAAAAAAGAACACAATTTATAAAGAATCTAACTCTAGGACAAAAAGGTAATACACTGATTCTATTTCAATATGTAGATAAACATGGTAGAAAGATATACGAGGCATTTCAAAAAGCAGGTATCAAATCATTTTTTATCTATGGTGGGACAGATACAATCAATAGAGAAAAGGTTAGAGAGTTGATGGAAAAGGAAGAAGGGTGTGTAATTATTGCATCATATGGTACTTTTTCTACAGGTATAAATATTAAGAACCTACACAACATTGTGTTTGCAAGTCCTAGTAAATCTAAGATTCGTGTATTACAATCAATTGGTAGGGTTCTGAGAACAAGTAAAGATAAAGTCAATGCAACTCTTTTTGATATTGCAGATGACTTAAGTTATAAAAAGAAAGAGAATTATACTCTTAGACACTTTAAAGAACGAATAAATACATATAGTAAAGAGAAATTTAAATATACAATACATGAGGTGAAGTTTTGAGATGGTACGAAATATTGTGGGGTCGAGACAAGAAAGATAAAGAAGATGGAACATGGAAAAACCCAGACCCAGATGATTTATCTATAGATAATGCATATAAGACTCGATGGATATGGTATCATACAATATTAGGACTTCTTATGTTAATGGCTAATATGATTATGTTAGCAATCTTTTTGCTTCTGGCAATAAAATTATGAACCAATATAGATATATCAAATTAAGAAATGGTGAAGACATCATTGCAATTACTTCTGTAAAAGAAGAAACTGGAACTGTAGAAATGACACTTCCATGCAATGTTGGGTTAAATCCATCTGTAACAGGGAAAGGTACAGTTATCAAACTGTCACCTCTTGTTCCTTTTACTAGAGATAATAAAATAGTTATTGCAGCCTCTGAGGTTGTTTATACTACTACAGTCGATGATAAGTTTATTGCATTCTATGATAAAGCATGTAAAGACTGGATTCAACTTAGGGATGAGGTTGGATTAGATGTAATGTCTCCTAAACAGGAATTGGATAGGGGTTCAGATGCACTTGCACATCTAACTAATCTTATGAAAGAACGAATACTTCCAGAGGAAGAACTTGCACTAGAAGAAGAGTTGGAATTAATGGAATATGAGGAGTCTCAAAAGAAGATACTCCATTAGTATATTCTCTCTTTTCCCACGATACATATCTAGGGTAACACGAGAAATTCAATGTGTCAAGGCTTTATTTGTACTTGACAAATAACAATATGATGAGATAATAGATATATGACTAAAAGGACTAAAGCCAAACCAGAACATTATGTAAACAACAAAGAGTTTACAGCTGCAATTGCAGAACACAATCAGGCAGTGAAAGATGCAATTGCAAAGGGTGAAGAACCACCAAGAGTAACAGAATACATTGGTGAGTGCATTTATAAAATTGCAACCAGACTATCAACTAAACCAAACTTTATTAACTATTCCTATAGGGATGAAATGATATGTGATGGTATTGAGAACTGTTTACAATATATAAACAACTTTAACCCAGAAAAATCTAGTAATGCATTTGCTTATATAACCCAGATTATTTACTATGCATTCTTAAGAAGGATTCAGAAAGAAAAGAAACAGGCTGCAATTAAACATAAGGCAATCATGAATAGTGGTATCCTTACAGATGCAGTAGGAAGTATGGAAGGAGACAATACAGTTTATGATAACTCATATGTAGAGTTTCTACAAAACAATCTCGAAGAACCCAACTACAAACCTAGAGGTAAGAAAAAGGTAGACAGTTCCAGACCAGTAGGTGTAGAAAAATATTTTAGTTCAAATAAAAAAACATAAATGAAATTTGCAGTATTAAATGACACTCATGCTGGTGTCAGAAACGATAGTATACATTTCCACGAATACATGAGAAAATTCTTTGAAGAGGTTTTCTTTCCTTATTGTGTGGAAAATGATATCAAACATATTGTTCACTTAGGTGATTACTTTGACAAAAGAACAGGAATCAACTTTCTATCTTTACAAAGAAACAAAGAACACTTTATTCAACATCTTATAGACAACAAGATGACTATGGATTTAACTGTAGGTAATCATGACTTGTATTATAAGAATACTAGTGAAGTAAACTCGTGTGATGCATTACTTAAGTACGATAACATTACAATCTATAAAGATGCAATCACCAAAGATTATGATGGTTGTCTTATTACACTATTGCCTTGGATTCATAAAAACAATATAGAAGATACATTGGAACATTTAGAACTTACCAATGCATCGATAGGAATGGGACACTTAGAAATAGAAGGTGCAATGATGATGCCTGGCTATTACTCTTCTCATGGTCTTGGGTTTGATACCTTTAAAAGATTCGAACATGTATACAGTGGTCACTTTCATACTGGTTCTACAATGCAGAACATAACCTATCTTGGTTCTCAAATGGAATTTACTTGGTCAGATTATAATGACCCCAAAGGATTCCATATCTTTGATACTGATACTAGGGAAATGAAAAAAATTAAAAACCCTATTCGTATGTTTGAAAAAGTATTCTATGATGATTCAAAATATACTCAAGAAGAAATACTTGCAATGGACTTTACTCATTTAAAAGACATGTATGTAAAAGTTATTGTTATGACTAAAGAAAACCCATATTGGTTTGACTTATTCATTGAGAAATTAAACAAAGCAGAAGTTATAGATTTTAAAGTCGTAGAAGACCATGGCAATCTTGGTGAGATGTCCGATGAAGAAATGGCATCAGATGCAGAAGACACACTTACGATATTAACAAAACACATCGAAGGAATGGAAATATCTGGAGATAAAACAAAACTAGAAAATTTAGTTAGGTCTCTTTATACAGAGGCACTTGACGAAGCTTCATGATAAAATTTAAATCAGTAAAGTGGAAGAACCTACTTTCCACAGGTAATCAGTTTACAGAAGTCTTTTTAGGCAATCGAAAAGCAACCCTAATCTTGGGTGAGAATGGTAGTGGTAAATCAACAATGTTAGATGCACTATGTTTTGGATTGTTTGGAAAAGGATTTCGTAAAATACCCAAGAACTCACTTATTAACTCAGTCAATCAAAGAGGGATGATTGTTGAGGTTGAGTTTGCAATTGGGTCAAAGCAGTATCGAGTTGTTCGAGGTGCAAAACCAAATGTCTTTGAAATATTTTTGAACGATAGACTTATCAATCAAGATGCAAAGATGAGGGACTACCAAGAACAACTTGAGAAACAAATCCTAAAACTAAACTACAAGACATTCACTCAAGTGGTTATTTTAGGTAGTTCAACTTTCACACCATTCATGCAAATGAATCAGAATGATAGAAGAGGTATCATCGAGGATATCCTTGATATTAATATCTTTACTATTATGAATAACTTGTTAAAGACAAGGATGACTGCATTGAAAAGTGAACTCCATGACTTGGATTATGAAATCCGACTTTCAGAAGACAGAATCGAAACCTACAAAAAACACATCAAG